GTCAATACAACAAACTCGTACCTATATGTGAACAGTTTCTATGTCGCTACAGTTGGCTCTGGCGGTGCAAACGCAGGTAACATCAATGCTGGTACTGGCACGGTAACATCTGGCGTCCCAGCAGTTTTATATGACATCATCGCAATTGGTTACAACCAGCGCACCACGGGTCATTACTGCGTTCCAGCAGGCTTTACAGGCTACATGACAACGGGTTCAATTTCTGCTGGTCAAGCCAGTGGTTCAACTTCTGTCACTACCTTTCTAAAGCAACACGGCACAGACAACATCTTGCGTGTTGGTGCGGTTGCCGCAGTAAATAATAACGCCGCTGTTTTTGATTTTGCCCAACCTTACATAATTTCAGAAAAGAATTGTGTCGGAGCTTCTGCAATTGGCGCTGCCGCAAATAATGCAGTGAGTTCGTATTTCAATATTATCTTGATTAAAAACGGCCCATAAAAATGCCGAGCAAATCACCAGCCCAGCGTCGTTTAATGCAAGCAGCCGCTCATACCAAGGGCGGTTTTGGTGGTGTGCCTCAAAAAGTTGGCAAAGAGTTTGTCAACGCTGACAAAAAAATGAAAGAGGGTGGCGCGGCTGAATCTTTAAAAAAAGCTGGCTTTTATGAAGAAGGTAAAAGCAAATCAGAGCGTTTAAAGATTGTTAGCAAAGCAACTACTAAGCCTGAAAGAATACAAATTGTGGAAAAAGTATTTTCAAACAAAAAGATGAAATCTGGCGGCAAAGTTGGACTATGGGATAACATACACGCTAAGCGTGAGCGCATTAAAGCTGGCTCTGGTGAGCGTATGCGCAAACCCGGCAGTGAGGGCGCACCAACTAAAGCTGACTTTAAAGCAGCTGCCGGTAAAATGGCAAAAGGTGGTGAGCCAAGATTATCTGTAAGTCGTGGCGAAAAGCTACCTACAGAGCAAGGCGCAGGTCTTACAGCTAAAGGTAGAGCAAAGTACAATAACGCTACAGGTTCTAATTTGAAAGCACCAGCGCCTAACCCAAAGACTAAAGCTGATGAAGGTAGAAAGAAATCTTTTTGCGCTAGAATGTCCGGTATGCCCGGGCCTGCTAAAGATGAAAAAGGGCGGCCTACTCGTAAGGCTGCATCTCTTAAACGTTGGAATTGCCCTGGCTGGTAAAATATGAGCACATCAGGTACCGTAGGTCAAACAGTCATTACAGTTCAACAACTGATTGACCATGGCGCTCGTCGCGCTGGTAAATTGGCAGAAGAACTTACAAATGAGCAAGTATTAGCCTCAAAAGAAAGCCTTTACTACCTATTATCTAATTTAGCCAATCGTGGCATACAATACTGGTGTATCAATAAGGTGATTATGGGGCTTATTCCAGATCAGTCCTTCTATTACTTACCAGTAGGCACGGTTGATGTATTGAATGCTAACTATCGCACTGTAACAGCGGTTACGCAAGGGGCTAACAGTTCTTCAGGAGTAACTGCCAATGCTTTTAACGGAACTGGGGATGGAATTTGTCAGCTTACTACTAATACTGGTTATATTGGCATCAGCAATGGCTCAGGGAATCCGGTTTACATTGCTACTATTGGTATTTTGCCTGCTGTTAGCGGATCAGTTACTGTAGACTTACAATTCTCTGAAGACGGCACAACATGGGAGAGTATTTACTCACCGGGTGCTGTCACTTGGGAAGAAGGCATGTGGATCTATTATGATCTACCTACTTCAGCCACAGCACCGTATTGGAGAATTAAGCAGTCTGCAGGTGTAAACATGGGTGTTTTTCAAGTAGTATTTGGAACCATGCCTATTGCTATACCTATGGCACGTATGAATAGAGATGACTATTCTAATTTGCCTAATAGAAATTTTCAAAGTCTAAGACCTTTGCAATATTGGTTTAATAGGACTATCAATCAACCAAACATGGAATTGTGGCCAGTGCCTAATAGCATTCAACCACAGTTAGAGTTATGGTTGCATCGACAAATTCAGGATGTGGGCGAGCTCTCTGGTGAAATTGAGATTCCACAACGTTGGTATTTGGCAGTACAAAATATGTTAGCGCATCAGATGGCTATGGAATTACCTTCCGTAGATCCTGCACGTATTACTTATTGTGAGCAGCAAGCTGAAAAGTATTGGTTGCAAGCTGAACAAGAAGAACGTGATAAGTCGCCTATCTATTTTGCGCCAAACATTAGCCCTTATACAAGGTAAGTAGTCTATGCCAAAATGGCTTGACACTCGAGGCAATACGGTACTTAGTATCGCAATCTGCGATCGTTGTAAAATGAAAAGGGCCTATTCAGATCTTCGACCTGATGGTAATATACCAGCTATAAGAGTATGTGGTAATGGATGCTCTGATCAGTTTGACCCATATCGGTTGCCGGCAAGACAGCCAGAAAAAATAACCCTTCGTTTTCCAAGGCCTGACGCTGATATTGCGGAGTACCAAGATGCAATTACTACTGACCCGAATGTTGTAAATGACCCTACGCCATTTGACCTTACTGAAACTGCCGGCGAATTTGGTATTGCGCCTGAAACATCAGAAGATGACCTCGATGGCAACTTGGATAATTTAAGCCCTTAATAGAGAATACATATGGCAAACGTACGGATATCACAATTACCAGCAGCACCAACAGCCATTACAGGCAGTGAGTTAGTACCTGTTGTTCAAAATGGGCAAACCGTACAGACCACTGTTAACGCGCTTATTTCAAGCCCAAGCTTAACGCAAACATTTTTAACTAAGAATCAAGAGCCAAGTTTACCCAATAGTCGTTATTTAGGCGTAGGAGCCGGTCTAGGCATTACAGACGCAGGGGCACAGAATCTATTGCAGATTTCTCCTGCTGGTGCTCTGGCCTCACTAGTAAACTCCGGTACAGGTATTCAGGTTAAAACAGATGCTACAACTTTAACTAATCGTAGCATAGCTACTTCAGGCAATGGACTATCTATTTCAAATGGTTCCGGTGTTAGTGGTAACCCTACTCTTGCGCTTGATGGGCTTCCCGCTACATTGGCAAATACTGTGGGTACTGGTTTACTTGCCGTTGGCGCTAGCACTACTTTAACGCCAGTTACGATTATTGGAACTAATAACCAAATTACCACAGCAAACGGTAATGGCGCAAGTGGCAACCCTACAATTGGTCTTGCTGATAACCCTATTATCCCAGGCACAGCTTCTATACAAATCCCTGCCGGTACCACAGCTCAGCGCCCTGCAGGTATTAATGGCCAAATGCGGTATAACACCGACACAGGCCGCTTTGAGATTTACGATAATGGTTGGGATAACATTGGTTTAGGTGATGGCAATATTAACAGCGTTGCAGGTACTGCTAATCAAATTGTGGTTGTCAATGGCAGCACAGCGCCGGTTATCAGCATTGATCCAGATCCAACAATCCCAGGTACTGCCGGTATGGTCGTGCCATTTGGTACTACAGCAGAGCGTAGTGCTGGCCCTAATGGTACTTTCCGCTATAACACTGATACTGGTACTTTTGAAGGTTACGCAAACGGCGCTTGGGGTGCTATTGCTGTAGGCTCAGGTGTTACTTCAGTTGGTACAGGCACAGGTTTAACCGGTGGCCCAATTACCAGTACAGGTACAATTAGCATTGCCAATACAACAGTTACTGCTGCAAGTTATGGCGCTGCTGATTCTGCAAGCACATTTACAGTTAATGCGCAAGGCCAACTAACAGCCGCAGCTACAGTACCGATTAGCATTGCTCCAAGTCAAATTAACGCCACTATCCCAAATAGTGGATTAACAAATAGCTCAGTTACTTACAATGGCGTAACTGTTGCACTAGGCGCTAGTGGCACAATTACAGCAACTGCAACAAACCCATTGACAATTGGTACAGGTTTATCTGGTACTAGCTACAATGGCTCTACTGCCGTTACAATTGCAATTGACTCTACTGTTGCAACCTTAACCGGCACGCAGACACTAACAAACAAGACAATTAGCGGCGCTAATAACACGTTAACCAATATTGGTAATGCGTCGCTAACCAATAGCACCATTGTTTTGGGAACAACCACTATTGCGCTAGGCGGTACAGAACTAGCACCAGCTGGCCTTACAAGCGTTACTGTAACGCAAGACCCGGTATCTAACTTTCAATTAGCAACCAAGCAGTACGTTGACACTCTGGTATCTTCTGGAATCCATTTTCACACGCCAGTGCGCGTTGAGTCACCAACCAATTTAAATGCAACTTACAACCAACCCGGCGGCGCTGGAGTAGGTGTTGGTGCAACATTAACTAACGCAGGCACACAGGCCGCCCTGGTAATTGATGGAGTTACAGTTGCGGTTAATGACCGTGTTTTGGTTTACACACAAACAAACGCCATTCAAAATGGTGTCTACGTTGTTACAAACGTGGGCTCTGGATCAACAAACTGGATCTTAACACGTTCTTCAGATACAGATACGTACGGATTTGCTGGCCCAACTACACTAAGCGAAGGCTCAACATTTTTTGTTCAGCAAGGCGCAACTGGCGCTGGTGAGACATATACCTGCAACACAGCCGGCGTGATTGTCTTTGGTACAACTAATATCACGTTTGTGCAAATTAGTGCAGCTCAAATTTATTCAGCCGGAACAGGCCTGACGCTAACAGGCACACAGTTTAGCATTTCCAATACAGCAGTAACTGCTGGCGCTTATGGCTCAGCAAGTTCAGTTGGCACGTTTACAGTTAACGCGCAAGGGCAGCTTACTTTAGCAGCAACAACACCAATTAGCATTCCATCTAGTGCAATTAACACTGCAATTCCAAATAGCGGACTAGCAAACAGCGCAATTACAATTA